GTGATCTTGAACAACAAACAGAGGCACGCGTATGACAGATAAATCGATCCCCGCATTTCCATTGGAAATGGTTTACACGCAGGAAAACGAGAAGTTCAACGGCATGACCCTGCGCGACTACTTTGCGGCTAAGGCTATGCAGACGTTTTTGCAAAAGAATAGTGGAGTGATTGGTTGCAACCAATATGAATATCGAATTGCAGAAGATGCCTATGACATTGCTGATGCCATGCTGAAAGCGAGAGAACAATGAAAGACATAAACATCACCATGTACACCAAAACTAACTGCCCCAACTGCGTGACGGCTAAGCTCATACTGGATGCCGCAGGGCTGAAGTATGCAGACGTTGACGTTGAGGTGGGCGATCGCTTGGGCAACTTGCTCAAAGAATTCCCCGATGCGCGTCAGATGCCACAGATCTTTATCAACGACCAACGCGTGGGCGGACTCGCCGGTCTGCAAGCTGCGTTGAAACAGTTGGGGTATTGACATGGCAGTACTCAACCCATGGGAAGAACTCGCACAGGTGCAACGCCCAAGCATCTTCATGAAAGACCCGTACTTCCGTGCGCGTAACCCAAGCAACCAGATCAAGAAGGAAGAAGATCTTGGATACAAACAGTTCGGCGTGTTCGCCCGCGCCAAAGAAAGACAACCCAACAAGCATGAAGGAGTACTTGTACATGCCACGCCCAAAGCCCCCCGCCCCCCTAAAGGTACGATACGTACGTTTAAGTGACAAGCAGTGGATGATTCTGCAACAGCTCGGTGGCCTTGATTGGTTGCGTGGGTTGCTGGAGAAGAAAGCGCCCATGCCCAAGAAGTTCTACGACAAAGAGCTTGAGCGTTTGCAACACCCTGCTGACGCTGTATTTTTAAAACGAAAGCGAGAGATCAATGATTAGCAACGACAACCAAATGGAAATGTTCCCAGAATTAAACGCTGATGATATGCAGGTCAGCGGCTCACACTACAAAGACATGGCCGTGCAACCGTGGGCTGTGATGGAGATGGTGCTCACTGACGAAGAGTTTCAAGGCTTCCTCAAAGGCAACATCATCAAGTACAGCATGCGAAGAGGTAAGAAGGCCAACAGCGATGACGAAGGCAAGGCCAAGCACTACATGAAGAAACTCAGAGAAGTGCGGGGGTACTGATGGCGAAGTTTAAAAAGAAACCCGTGGTCATTGAGGCCACGCAATGGTTTGAGAATGGCGACCACCCATTGGATTACAGCAAAGTTCACGACGGATTTGAGAACGGCGAACTGCGTCAGTTCCCACCGGAGGAACGAAAAGCGAAGCGATGGGAAGGAGACATCGTGCGTTACTTCCGCCACCCCGATGTGGCAGGCGACACAGCTTGCAAGCACTGTGGCGTGATCATGCACAGGCACGGTTGGATCGACACCTTGGAAGGCGGTCACATCGTCTGCCCCGGCGACTGGATCATCACAGGCGTGAAGGGTGAGCACTATCCATGCAAGCCTGACATCTTTGAAATGACATATGAGCCTGCGGAGTAACCATGGCACAGACCCCAGAGGTTAAAGTCAAAGCCCGTGTGCGTGCCATCCTCGACGCACTGGGTATCTATTACTTCATGCCCCCTGCCAACGGATACGGCAGGCAAGGCATACCCGACATCATCTGCTGTATGGACGGCAGGTTCGTGGCAATTGAATGCAAGGCAGGCAAGGGTCAGTTGACCGAGTTACAAAAGCGTGAGCTTGACAAGATCATGAACGCTGATGGCCTGACGTTTGTTGCACGTGAAGATAATTTAATACAACTGAAGGAGTTATTGAATGAGCACAGAACTGTGTGACTTCGTGAAGCTGGTGTTGGATCGCATGGATACCAACCCAGAAGAATTTACTGAAGGTGATCCCAAGTACCGGTGGGGCGCGTTATCAAGAGGCATCATTGATTGGGTGATGGGTGATATGGACACTAGTTCAGCGCGTTCGCTCTGGGCACTGGAGCCGCATGAAAGAGAAGCCCTGACCATCAAGTACAAAGCCATCTACCTTGAAAAAGAAAAGCGTGCGTTCCTGAAAAACATATTGGGCGGTGAAGAAACTAAATCCAAGAAGGTGCAGGTTGTCAAGAGGGCTGGCCCTCTGACTGCTTCAGAGATAACCACCCAAGCGTTGGCTGTGTTGGAGAAGGAATGGAAAGCCGTTGATTTAAGCCATAGTACTGACAGTACAGCCTACTCATATGGATGGCGTGACCCAAGAGGAACAAATGAACCTGATAACAATTGACTTTGAAACTTACTACGATCAGCAATACAGCCTGTCAAAGATCAGCACGGAAGAGTACGTGCGGCACGACAAGTTTGAGGTGATCGGGTTTGCATACAAGATTAACAGCGACCCCACCACGTGGGTGACAGGTAACGACGACCACATCAGCCGGGTACTTCAATCACTGCCATGGGAAGATTCGTTGGTGCTTGCACACAACACCATGTTCGATGGCGCGATCCTGTCGTGGCGTTATGGCATTAAACCCAAGGGCTGGCTAGACACCATGAGCATGGGCCGTGCCCTGCATGGTGTGGATCGCAGCGTATCTCTCAAGGCTATGGCTGAACGCTATGGTGTGGGCGTCAAGGGTACGGAGGTGGGTAATGCGATTGGCCTTCGTCGGCAGGGCTTTACCCCCTCTGCAATGCGTGACTATGCTGCATACTGCCGCAATGACGTTGAGTTAACGTATGACATCTTTCACAAGATGATGGAGGCAGGGTTCCCCAAGGGTGAACTCAAGCTGATCGATCTGACGCTGAGTATGTTCATCCACCCTGTGCTACGTCTGGACACCAAAGCCTTGGGTATCCACCTTGAAGATACTGTTGCACAGAAGCAAGCGCATCTGGTCAGTGCACTGAAGGCCGTGGGCAAGCAAGACCTCGCAGTCAAGCACATCCTTGGCGACGAGGAAACACGCGCTGAGGTACGCAAGACATTGATGAGCAACAATCAGTTTGCCGAGATGCTCAAAGGTCTGGATGTGATAGCCCCCCTTAAGATCAGCCCCGCCACGGGCAAACCAACTCTGGCCTTGGCCAAGAGTGACGAGGCGTTCAAAGCCCTGCTTGAGCACGATGACCCACGGGTGCAAGCCCTGTGCGCGGCACGCATCGGAACCAAGTCAACGCTTGAGGAAACCCGCACTCAGCGGTTCATTGACATCAGTAAGCGGGGGCCATTCCCTGTGCCCCTGAAGTACTACGCTGCCCACACCGGACGGTGGGGTGGTACAGATTCAGTTAACTTGCAGAACCTGCCTAGCCGTGGGGCTAATGGTGGCAAGCTCAAGAAATCAATCACAGCCCCTCGTGGCTACAAGATCATTGACTCTGACTCGGCACAGATCGAGGCTCGTGTGCTGGCATGGTTGGCTGGGCAGAGCGACTTAGTACAAGACTTTAAGGATGGACGCGATGTTTACAAGATCATGGGAAGCGCTATTTATAGCAAGGCGGTCGAAGACATTACAAAAGAAGAAAGGTTCGTTGGTAAGACAACGATCTTGGGGTCTGGCTATGGCATGGGCGTCATGCAGCTCCATCACCAAGTTCATCGCGGCTAACTCCTGCGCCTTCAAGATGAACCGTCCCGACTCTAACCCACGTTTACCCACAGCGTGCAGAGCGTCTTGTCCTGCTTGTATCTCGTCGATCCAGTCAAACCCAAGGTCGGGGCGCAGCCGTACATACCCCTCGCACATGTTGAATGCACCAATCAGTATGTCCACCTCATGCCGCGTGGCATCTCCTCTACGCAAGGTGTCCATCGCCGCGTGGTTTTTGATGCGTATGTCTGTCGTTGCAGAGATGCTGTTCATAGGCTTCAAGCCCGCCAACACCCAGTTCAATGCGTCCATGCGGACTCCCTTCGGTCTGTACTTGCTTCTCTTCTTCATTTTCTTACCATTGTGGCTCGGTCTAATTTGCGGATGATGTCTTCCAGCTGCCTGACCCTAGCCTCGAGTTCTATGACTCGTTTTTCCAAAGCAGCTCTTATTTGCTCAGGGCTACGGTGCGGCACGCTCAGGCCGATTGGTTTTCTTTCGGGGTGCATGTGTGTAGTCCTGCGTAGGAGTCGTTCGGATCTAACCAGAGTTCTTTACCGCATCGGTCGCAAGTGGCTTGGTAGCGTTCGCCCTTACCAAAGATGCGATCAAAGTTCTCGCTGAACGATTTGTGGTTTGTTGGGCGCTGCTTGTCGCCCTTGCCTGCTTCGTGTGTCATCTCTTCATCCCCCTTACAAATACCGCGAACGATGCGGCTGTGTCACCAAATACCAGCATGCGATCAAACTCATGCGCCACCTCTTCCAACACCGCGTTGCGATCTGGGCTTGCTCTCAATGCATCGGTCAGGTCACGGATCAATGCTTCGTACTCTGTAACCTTCGCCATCAGCATGGCTTCTTTTGATGCATGCACGATCAAGGTTTGCTTGACTTTGCTACGGCGCTCTATCTCGTTGAATGCCTCGTCTTCTTCTGTCATTTGTTTGACCTCGCTTTGCTGTAAATGTGGAACGTAGTCTTCTTCAACAGTTCTTCTGTGACTTCAGCCATCGTCATGTTTCGGTTTGTTTTGCTGTGGATGTGCGACTGCTTGGGTATTTTTACAGACGCACGGGGCGGTCTGATTACCTTGCGCGGCTCTTTGATCTTGCGCTCTTCTTGGTTAGCCTGAACTGTGCGAAATTCTCTCATGAAGTCGGGGTGGTACGTCTTCATGTAGTCTGGGTGAAACGCGTTGATCATTCTGCTTCCTCGTAAGTCATTTCAAAGATGTCGGGCTTGCATGGGTAGTGTTCACCCTTTACACCTGTGATTATCCAGTCGCCTACGGTCACGCTCATATAACCTTCCAGCGTCTTAATGGCGTACTCGCCTTCATAAGGCAGTGGATAAACTTCGGGGTGGTCGCCCATCTTGAACCATTGGGTGGCCTCGATGACCACGGGCTTCTTTCTAAATTTCATAGTGGGCTCTCAGGCAGTTGTTGACGTTGTTGCTTGGCATACTCTTTGATCTGTTCAGGCGACCAAGGTGTGGCGGGGAAGGGTGGGAAAGGCCAGTTCATGGGTTACCTCTTGCTCTGATTGCACCAGCACACTCCGCAGGTTGCATACCAACA